CTGGGCTGAGGGCGTGCTGAGCGCGGACGGCGCGCAGCAGGACGACGTGCTGATGTACGTGATGCTGTGGCGCGTTGACGCCGGTGACTATGCCGGTGCGCTCGCGATTGGCCGCCACGCGCTGAAACACGGCTGGGCGATGCCGCTGGGAAGTCGCACCACGGCGACGGTGCTGGCCGAAGAAATTGCCGACGCGGCAAAGGCCGCCATCCTGGCAAAGACGCCTTTTGATCCGGCCCTGCTGCTGGAGGCGCTGGAGGTGGTGGACTCACACGACATGCCCGATCAGTCGCGCGCCCGTCTGCACAAGTCCATCGGCTGGGTGCTGACGGAAAGCAGCCCTGCATCCGCGCTGAACCATCTGAAGCGCGCCCTGCAGCTGGACGAGAAGTGCGGCGTTAAAAAAGACATTGAGCAGCTGGAGCGGAAGATCCGTAACGCCAGCTGATAACCGGACGTGCCCACGCGCGGGGCGGCACGGGGTGGCGACAGGCAGCGCCGCATCAAAACCCCGTCCACCGCCCACCTATTCAGGAGTAACAGAGCAATGGAATTTATCGCGCCACAGAAGGCGACGGCAGCGCCGGACATCATCCCCAATAACTCATTCTGGCCGGATGTCGATCTGGCGAAGTTCCGCAGCGTCATGCGCGTTGACGGCACCGTGACGCCGGAGCGTCTGCGTCAGGTGGTGCTGACCGCGATGGCGGAGGTTAACGCGGAGCTTTACCCGTGGCGTGAGCGGCAGGAGCTGGCCGGTCATAACGGCCTGGCCGACGTTCCGGCTGAGAAGCTGGCCGGTGAGAGCGTGCGCCTGCATCACTACATGACTGCGGTGTGGTGCTGGACGCGCGCGGTGCTGAACGAGCGCTATCAGGACTTTGACGCCACCGCCTCCGCCGTGAAGCGTGGCGAAGAACTGAATGATGCCAGCGGCGACCTGTGGCGCGATGCGCGCTGGGCCATCAGCCGCGTGCAGGACATGCCGCACTGCACCGTGGAGCTTATCTGATGAAAGTGCGTGCGCAGCAGTATGACACGGTGGACGCACTCTGCTGGCGTCACTACGGGCGCACGCAGGGGATGACGGAACAGGTACTGCAGGCAAATCCGGGGCTGGCGGAGCACGGCCCCCTCTTACCGCACGGGCTGGAGGTGGAGTTGCCGGACGTGACAACGACGGCCACCGTGCAGGCCGTCCAGCTTTGGGACTGAATCATGTGGGAAAAAATCAGCACCTTTATCACCTGGTGCATGGCGGTAGTGATGGCGTGGCTGGGCGGCATGGACCTGAAGGACATGTCCACCGTGGCCGGGGTATTCATCGGCCTGCTGATGGCGCTTATCAGCTGGTACTACAAGCACAAAACCTATCAGCTGCTGCTGAGCGGGCGCATCTCGCGGGGTGATTATGAATCTGCAGACCGTTAAACGCTGCGCCGTGGGCGTGGTGCTGGCACTGGCCGCCACGCTGCCCGGTTTTCAGCAGCTGCACACCTCCGTGGAGGGGCTGCGGCTCATTGCCGATTATGAGGGCTGCCGCCTGCAGCCGTACCAGTGCAGCGCGGGGAAGTGGACCGACGGGATCGGCAACACCTCCGGCGTGGTGCCGGGCAGGTCCATTACGGAACGGCAGGCGGCGGGGAATTTCATCACCAACGTGTTACGCACCGAGGCGGCACTGGCGCGCTGCGTGGCGATCTCCATGCCGCAGCAGGTTTATGACGCGCTGGTGTCGCTGGCGTTCAACGTCGGCACCGGCAACGTCTGCGGCTCTACGATGGTGGCGTTGCTGAAAAAGGGCCAGTGGCGCGAGGCGTGTTATCAGCTGCCGCGCTGGGTGTACGTGAAAGGCGTATTCAATCAGGGGCTGGATAACCGGCGCGGGCGAGAGCTGGCCTGGTGCCTAAAAGGAGTCTGAAATGCAGCTGTTTAAAAAATGGTGGTTTACGGCGTTACTCACCGTCCTGCTGACGCTGGTCAGCATCAGTCACGGCAGCTTTGCGGGCTATCCGCTGGCGGCGCTGCTGTGGGCTGACTTCTTCGCCTGGGCCGTTATCGGGTTTTCCGGCCTGTACGCCTGCGCCCTGACCGGCAGTGACCGAAAGCAGGTGTTTGCGTGGCTACTGAGGTTTGCGCAGCTGGCTGACCGCGTGCCGCTCAGATGGTATCACCGCGTATTTATTGCAGTGGTGATGTGGGGCGCGGGCTGGAAGCTGGCGGCATTTGCCGGTATTCATGCGGTTTTTTATCGCCGGATGATCAGGTCAGAACTTGAACGGGCGGCGGCATGATTCGGGTACCGATCGCCATCGTGCTGATCCTGATGGTCATCACCGGCGTGCAGTCCTACCGGCTGAGCAGCGCCCACGGCAGGATTGATGCGCAGCAGGAAACTATTGCGGGCCAGGGGAAAAAGCTGAGCCAGAAAAACAGTCAGCTGATTGCCCTGAACATCCTGACGCAGACCAGCAGCCAGGCACAGACGCAGCTTTACGCCGCCGCCGAACGCAACGGCCAGCTGCTGCGCGACCGGCAGCGAAAAATTGAGGAGCTGAAACGTGAAAATGAAGACCTGCGCCGCTGGAGTGATACCGCTTTGCCTGATCCTGTTATCCGGCTGCGCCAGCGACCGGCCCTCGCAGGAGGTGAATCTTACCGTGAGTGGCTGTCCGAAAATCACCCGCTGCCAGCTGGATCCGGCAGCGCCGCGCACTAACGGCGACCTCCTGGCCCTGCTGGACGAAACGGAGGCCGCCTGGGCGGCATGTGCCGGTAAGGTCGATACCATCATCAGCTGTCAGGAAAAAGACGATGAACAAGCCGCAGTCCTTACGCAGCGCCCTGAATAAGTCGGTCCCCTACGTTGCCGAAAACCCTGACCGCCTGCACCTGTTCGTGGACAGCGGCCAGCTGGTCGCTACCGCCGCCGCGTCCCTGTCGTGGGAGTACCGCTACACCCTGAACGTGGTGATCACCGACTTCACCGGCGATCAGAACCTGCTGATGGCCCCGGTGCTTTTGTGGCTGCAGGAAAACCAGCCCGACGCGCTGCAGAACAGTGAGGCGCGCGAAAAGCTGTTTTCGTTTGAGGTCGATATTCTGGGGAATGACCGCTGCGACATCAGCATGGATCTGAAGCTGACCGAGCGCGTCGTGGCAACCACTGTGGACGGGAAAATCAGCATTGAGGCAGTGCCGGAACCGGACGCGCCGGAGGAATTCTGGACGGTGAAGCATGGCTGAACTGCATGAAGTGGATGCCTGGCTGGCTGCGCTTCTCTCACAGCTGGAACCGGCAGCCCGGAAAAAGATGCTGCGCGAGGTGGCGCGCGACGTGCGCCGCATTCAGCAGGCAAACATCACAGCACAACGTTCCCCGGACGGCACTGCATGGGAGCCGCGCCGCGTCAGCGCCCGCAGCAAAAAGGGGCGCATCCGTCGCGGCATGTTCGCGAAGCTGAAAACGGCAAAATATCTCAAAGCGCAGGCAGGCGCAGACGCCGCTGAGGTTGCCTTTGTTCCGTCGGTGCAGAAGCTGGCCCGCGTTCATCACTACGGCCTGCGGGACCGGGTAAGCCGTCGCGGCCCGATGGTGAAATATGCTGAACGTCCGCTTCTGGGTATAAATAACGAAGTCGAAAGTTTAGTATATGGGATCTTAATGCGCTGGCTTGAATAGGCTGCGTATATAAAGAATTTTCATTTTCTATATTTCGGTACGACTAAATATTAAACATCATTCCATATAAACTATCACTCACGGTGCCCCCGCTCATTTTGAACCAGCCAACATTTAGCACTTTGTCATTTCCATGCACTCTTGTATTGTTTATTAGCATATCAAAGTGTTCAATAATCAGTTCTTGATTGTTCTCAAACCTAATTGTCATGGCGGTCTTTTTTTCTTTTTCTTTTATATGGAATTTGTTACCTTCAACTTTAAAATCCCAAACTTTATCTGAACTTACAATCCACTCATTTTTTATGATGCTAAGGGTTTGCTTTCCCTCGCTGTCCCAGAACTTAGCACTAAGAAGATATTTTCCATCTTCATGTTCAATTTTAAAAACATCATGACCTGAAATATGGATTGGGATATTACAGCGAATTAGCTTTTGTCCACCAATAATTACAGTAGGGTGCGTATCACAGAAATAAACTTGGTCCCTAACTACTCCTGCCATTTTTGCTGCTGGGTTTTTCATTGCTTCTTTTACCAGATCTTTACTAATCTGACGACTGGTTACTTTTCTGTGGCAAGTAGGGCAAAGAAGAGTAATTGCTTCAGCTAAATGTTCATGCGCATCAACATAAAGCGGATCGACATGTTCATAATCAATGATTGGAGTAGCGCAAAAAACACACCCAAACCCATCTCTTCTTCTTACTTCCCTCCTGACCTTTTCAGGAATATAACGCGGTAGCCCATACTGATTAGTTTCACTCATAATGCACTCCCTAGTGGTAATTGATTGATGTGTTCGAAATAAAATATGAATTACTTTTATTTTTTCGAATGACCAAAGTTACATTTTCTGATGTGTTATCGCAACAACTCTCTAAGCCAATATTATTTTAAAAGATTTTGTGCCATGAACCATACAAAACTTACTCAGTGCTTGTATGAGGCATAAATGCCACTCTTAAAATATGAACGAAAAACTGACCGAAATCATGCGCCTTATCACCAACCTGATCCGCACCGGCATTGTGTCCGAAGTGGACCCGGTGAACTGGCTGTGCCGGGTGAAAACGGGCGACCTCGAAACCAATTGGATCAACTGGCTCACCCTGCGCGCCGGTAATACACGAACATGGTGGAAGCCCACCGTGGGGGAACAGGTCGTGCTGCTGAGCCTTGGCGGCAACCTCGAAACTGCCTTTGCGCTGCCTGCAATTTATTCCGAAGCCTTCCCTCCGCCCGACTATTCAGAAGACGGCACCACTACCGTTTTTAAGGACGGCGGCTGGTTTCAGTACGAGCCGGAAAACGGCCAGCTGCTGATAAAGAACATCAGAAGCGTCCGCATTGAAGCGGCAGACGGCATTCAGCTGATCACCGATGCGCTGGGGATAGAGGCCAGCCAGACACGGATTAACGGTGACACCACGATGAACGGGGATGTGACCCACGGCGGCGGTTCAATGAGTTCAAACGGCGTTATTGCTGATAAGCACTTACATGACGGGGTGAAGAAAGGCACTGATACGTCAGGAGGTCCGCA